GGCGGCGAAAGCGCGGCGCGCGCTGACGCCGTTCTTGACCACCTCGAACGTCGCCGAAGGCAGGCAGGGCAGATCGACCAGCGAAATCTCGCGCGGCTCGGCGGTGTAGCGGGTGAGGCCGCTGTTGGGATCGGGCCAGCGCGCCACATAGCGGCCGCCCTGGCTGAAGCCAGTATAGACTCCCTCCTCTACTTTTTTCCATTCGTCGTCGTCGACGATCTTGGCGGCGACGAGAATGCGTTTCTCGTCATCGTCGAACGCGATGTCGGTGAGCTTGCCGGCGGCGACGCGGCCGTGCATCGACCGCACCGCGCCGAGCGACTTCCCGCCGCTCGCCTCGGTCGCCTCAGCCGACCAGGTCTCGTAATACGGCTTGGTGGTCGCGTAGTCGCAGATCTCGCCCGAGCGGTCGGGAACCTCGGCGGTGACGATTCCGTGGACGAGCCTTTGGTCGAGATCGACCTTGGCGATCGGCACGAAGAGTTTCAGGTCGGACATTGAGGCTCCACAGGCAAAGCCGGAACACGCGCGGGCGCGCCCAGCGCGAGGCTGATCGACGGATGTTCGGATGTTGAGGCTTTAAGCGCGTCGCGGCGCATGGCGTTGACGTCGGCTATCGTTACGAAGCGGCCGACCCGGCTGGATTCAAGGCGTTGCGGTCGTCCCCCACCTTTTGCAAAATACGAATTCGAGGTCGCTCCCGCGAAGATAGACCTGCACTAGCTGGTCGCGTAGCAGACCACCCGCGCCAGCCACTCGTCGTACTAGTCCTTGAGCGGCGGTTGCCTGCCCTCCTGGAGTTTGAAGTCCGACGGCATGAACTTCAGCATGCGCCGCCGGCTGAGGTTCCCGGCCATCAAGGCGTCGAAATAGTCCTGGAACTGCTTGATCTGATCGAGCGTCCATTCCTTCGGCAAGGTCGCGAAGGCGTCAGGCGTCGAGCCGGCGCGGTAGTATTCGAGCGTCGCCACGTCGCGCCAGAGCGCGATATTGACGGTGAGCGCGATCTGCTCGACCGGGCTCATGCCGTAGAGGCGATGGGCGCGGACGTTGCGCGGCAGATAGATCAGCTCGGCGGCGGAGAAATCGGCCGCCGGCGCATCGCAGCGATGGAGTTAAGCGGCCGGCTAAGTGAAGGCGCCTCGCATCGTCGATTGCTTGGAGATTATTCGGATTCTGGGAAGCGCTTTTTACGCAGTGTCGCCTTGCGGTAAATTCCGCTTTTTGTCCGCGATATCGCGAATGAGAGCCAAATACTGCCGTGGACCAGATGACGTACGCCAAACGTGGTGCAAATGCCCATCCTCGAAGACGCGCGCCAATGTTTCGAAATCAGCGTCGCTTGATAGAAGTTCGTCGCAGAATTGGACTAGTTCAAGGCGTTGTGCCCCGTCCAACCGCCGCATAGCATTGGCTATACTATCGCTCAAGCTGGCTCCGTTCAACTGATCTGCGGATGCTACGTCGGCATCGGCCGCCATATACCAGAACAGCAGATAAAAGGGCGGCATCATTTGCATGGCGACCTCGCTCCTTTGTTTATCGTCTGTCTTCGCCGGGCATGTTGTTCAAGGGATACGCCGTTAGCACTCTATAGCCTCGAGAGCTTCCGGAATCATGAATGATTTCTATTCCTACATTATAGGTAGGCCTTATCCGCGGCTCGAGGCTTTCGTCTGTGACTAACGCCTCTTTCCCCGTCGGATATCCGAATCTCATCTCCAGCCACTGCTCGTCAAGCGCCCCGCTCGCAACGGCGTCCACGAGAGTAGTATTTCTTTCGAGCACGCGATTGACAAAATCATTTGCTGAAGACAGCGAAAGAAAACTCCCTTTTGCTTGATAAGTTGTCTCGAGGAATTTTTCCTCATAAGGAAATTCGAGCCTCGGCGATCAATTCCGCGTCGGAACGATCGACGTGCCTCGCGATTGCGTGACCGCCTGCCGCCTCCTCCTCTGCGAGATTTACAGAGTATTTATTCGGTAACGTGGCCTGCACCGGCGTCACTGTCGCGGCGCCGGCCGCGTCTGTGAACAGGCCGCGCCGGTCGTGATACGGGTTGAACTTCCCGAGGCCCGGCGCGGCCTCACTCTTCCCGCCCAACGGCGCCAGCCCCAGATCAGCCCTTGCCTCGTCGGTGGTCTTGACCCCCGCCCCGACCAGGATTTGCAGCGTCTGCGCCTGTTGCAGCGGGTCGACCACGTCGTCCCTGGCCCAGGCGAACTCCAGATCCGGTTGGCCGAGATAGACATGCACCACCCGGTCGAGCGCGTCCTTGATCCAGGCGCGCATCGGGGCGAGGCCCTCCTGCGTTGCTTGCAGCCGCAGAGTCTCGGCCGTCGCGCGGTTGACCGTGCCGACGAAGGGCGACACCGGCACCGAGAACGCGTAGCAGATCACCCGCGCGAGCCACTCGTCGTACTGGTCCTTGAGCGGCGGCTGGCGGCCCTCCTGGAGCTTGAAGTCCGACGGCATGAACTTCAGCATGCGCCGCCGGCTGAGGTTCCCGGCCATCAGCGCGTCGAAATAGTCCTGGAACTGCTTGATCTGATCGAGCGTCCATTCCTTCGGCAAGGTCGCGAAGGCGTCGGGCGTCGAGCCGGCGTATTGCAGGGTCGCCACGTCGCGCCGCGGCTCGATGTTCACTCCGAAGCGGCGTTAGTTGGGGTTCTTCCGACCGTCAGCGGCAAGCCGTTGAAGGCTGGCGCGCGGTTCGTCGAGCATTCGCCTCACCTGCGCCAGAAATCGCCGCATCGCGCCGGGTCCCCAAAAGCCGTAGTTGGCGTCTGCTTCGCGCCATGCTTGTTCGAGCTGGACATCGTTAGACTCCGCCAGGAGCTTGTCCATGAAGGCCTTCAGCACGGCAAGGGCCTTGTCGTCGAATCTCGCAACACCTATCGCCATCGCGATCCAGGCAGTTCTGTCGGGATAGTCCTCTCGGCTATCTTGATAGAAGCAATGGGCTAAACGGTCGAATTCCGGAGGCGCATTCATAGCTTGCTCCACCATGTTTGCGAAGCTTACCACGTTCCAGGGTCGCCTGATTGCGTCAAAAATAAGTTCACCGAGATCCAAACGGACTAATAATCCGGGGGCCTTAAGGGATAGTTTCGCGTCTCGTTGCAGGGGAATGAAGTGTCGACGCGGTATCCTCGCGGCGAGCGTTCATCATTTACTATCGATACACAAACATCGTATGTTTTCCGAGTATAAGTAGTCAAGAGAGTGGTCAGAACTGCTTCGATCCCGGTAGGATATCCAAAGCGTTCATCAAAAAATGCTGTTGGCTCGTCGCCGCTGGCGACCAGATCGACGGCGCTTTTATTCCTTTGCAAAACTTGATTTGTAAAGTCATTCGCCGCTTCGAGCGACGGAAATGATCCTGCGCGCCATTGACCCGAAGATTCGACTCCGTTCGACGAAATGCTATCGATGATTGTTTGCGTTAAGTCTTGCTCGCTTCGACCGACATGTCTTGTAATTGTGTGGCCGCCGTACTTTTCGTCTTCTTCCTTCAGGTTAATGGAATATCTGTCAAGCGGCTTACTCGAAGCATCATCGGCCCCCACCGGCGTAACGGTCGCGGCGCCGGCCGCGTCGGTGAACAATCCACGCGCGTCGTGATAGGGATTGAACTTCCCGAGCCCCGCAGCGTCCTCGCCCTTCCCGCCCAGCGGCGCCAGCCCCAAATCAGCCCGCGCCTCGTCCGTCGTCTTGATCCCCGCCCCGACCAGGATTTGCAGCGTTTGCGCCTGTTGCAGCGGATCGACCACGTCGTCGCCGGCCCAGGCGAATTCCAGATCGGGCTGGCCGAGATAGACTTGCACCACTCGGTCGAGCGCGTCCTTGATCCAGGCGCGCATCGGCGCGAGGCCCTCCTGCGTCGCCTGAAGCCGCAGCGTCTCTGCGGTGGCCCGGTTGACCGTGCCGACGAAGGGCGACACCGGGACTGAAAAGGCGTAGCAGATCACCCGCGCCAGCCACTCGTCGTATTGGTCCTTGAGCGGCGGCTGGCGGCCTTCTTGGAGCTTGAAGTCCGACGGCATGAATTTCAGCATGCGCCGCCGGCTGAGGTTCCCGGCCATCAAAGCGTCGAAATAGTCCTGGAACTGCTTGATCTGATCGAGCGTCCATTCCTTCGGCAGCGTGGCGAAGGCGTCAGGCGTGCTGCCGGCCCGATAATATTCCAGCGTCGCCACATCACGCCTAAGCGCGATATTGACGGTGAGCGCGATCTGCTCGACCGGGCTCATGCCGTAGAGGCGATGGACGCGGACGTTGCGCGGCAAATACAGAAGTTCGGCGGAAGAAAAATCCGCCGCCGGCACGCCATGCAGCACCTGCTGATAGGCCGGGTCCGGGGGCTCGGGCGCGCGGCCGTCCTCGCCGATCAGCGGGAAGATGGTCGCGCCGTCGATCACGTCGAGGCTGCACAGCGAACCGTCGCGCGAAAAACGCGGATAGAGCGTCGCCGCGTCGATGACCAGCATGTCCTCGAGCAGCATCCTGAGCCAGGCGGCGAAGGAATGGCGCCGGTCGGGCCGGGCGAGGAAAGCGAGCACCGGCTTGATCCGCGCCGCCGTATCGGCGTCGGCGGTCTTCGTATCGCGCGGCCGCACGGTATAGTTCAGCCCCGCGATCTGGTCCTTGCGCGTCTCGATGACGGCGCGCAGCAGCGGCAGCGCGTCGGCGAGGGCGCGCAGCTCCATGAAACCGATCGCGGCGCTCGCGCGGGGCGTGTACGAAACGTTCGCCCCGAAAGGATAGTCGAATTGCCGCCCCTTGACCTCCGGCGGCGCCATCGGCTGCAGCGGCTGCAACGGGCCGAACCAGGTTTCCGGCGCGACGCCGGTGATCGCGAAACGCGCGGCCGTGGCGATGCGGGCAAAGAGGCTCGGCGGCAGCGGCCTCACGTTTCCTTCGTCGGTCATCGCGCGCCCCTCTCAGCCGTTCTCGAAACCTCGGCGCGGCATTTGTCTGCCGGCGCGCAAGGGCTCTATAAGTTCGTATCCGCGCCCGAGGCTCTTCGTGATTCGACGCGTCCTGACCGCCCTGTTCTTCTCTTCGATGTTCGCCACGACGCCGGCGCTCGCCGGCTCGGCATGGACCTTCTGCGTCGCCTCGGCGCTCGGCTCGAAGGACATCTGGATCACCAGCCTTTTCTTCGCCGCGACCGATCGCGAAAGGCTCGAGACGGAACTCAAGAGCCTGCTGGAGCGTCAGGGCCATTCGCGAATCGTCGCGCAATGTCCCGAACCCTCTGAAGACAAAGTCTCCGTCCTCGACGCGCAGATCACCGCCGAGGAGTTCAATCGCAAGCTGGGCTCGGTGTTGCACAGCCTCCCGGCGCGCGAGTTTCCGCCACGCTAGGCGGCGACCTCGTCATTGCGAGGAGCGAAGCGACGAAGCAATCCATCGAGCGTCGACGATTCCTGGATTGCTTCGCTCTACTCGCAATGACGGCGCACCCAACCGCTCCGCCTCACCGCCCCCGCGCCGCCTCGCGATAGAAATCGACCATGCCGGCGCTCGAGCCGCCGATGAGATCGGCGATCGCCCAGACGAGCGCGTCCGCGCGGTCGGGCGAATAGCCGGCGGCGCGCGCGTCGAAATCGGGCGTCAGCGCGCAAAGCTGGTCCTCCAGCTTGGCGAGGACGCCGATATGATGGACGAGGCCGCGCTCATAGGCCGCCGCCACGGGCTCGGCGCGCAAAAACTTGCCGCGCGTCGCCGTCACCAGCCGCACCGGCAGATTGGCCTCGCTCTGGCGGAGTACGGCGGCGACCATCTCGCCGCCATTGTTGGACTCGGCGACCACCCGATTGGCGCGGTAGCGCCGATAGGCGGCGGCGACCCGCGAGGCCCAGCCGGCCGGCGTATCGCCCTGGCTGGTCAGATCGGCGAGCACATAGATGTCGCCGTTCTCGGCTCGGCCGGCGACGATGATCCCGCATTCGTCGGCCCGCGCGCCCGAAATTGCCGGCGGATCGACCGCGACGACGATCTCGCTGTATTCGCGCGGCGCCTTATCGCCGGCGACCCGGCCGCGCTCGAGCAAGTCGCGCGTCCAGAGCGCGCCCGGCGCCTCCTCGAGAATATCGGCGAAGAGTTCCTGACGGCCGAGCCGCTGACCGGCGTAGCGCCCTGCGATGCGCTTGATGAAAATCGAGGCGAGAAAATCGAGATTGTCGAACGTCGCGCCGCGGGTCACGACAGCGTTAGGATCAGCAACGAGGTCCTTGACGATCTTGATCGGCCGGGGCGTGGTCGTGACGACGACTTGTGGCCTGTCGCCGAGCCGCAAGCCGAGCAGCGCTTGATCGTAGGTCTCGGGGCGCCTCCAGGCGGCCAACTCGTCGCACCAGAGTTTCATATGCTGCTCGCCGCGCAGCCGGTCCGGCTCCTCGGCCGAGAAGAGAAGCGACATCGCGCCATTCGGCCAGTTCAGTCGCCGCCCGGAGCGCAAATAGTGAGGCCGTTCGCCGGGCCGGCAACAGGCGAGAAGGCCAGATTCACCGAGCACCATCACATCGCGGACATCCGCCGCCGTTGCGCCGATCAGATTGACCGGCGAATAGGCTTTCGTCCATCGCCGCACCGTCTCGGCGCCGGTTCGCGTCTTGCCCGCGCCACGGCCAGCGAGAATGAGCCAGGTCACCCAATCGCCTGGCGGAGGAAGCTGGTCGTCGCGCGCCCAGAACCGCCAATCGTAGAGGAGGCGATTGCATTCGTCCTGCGTCAGCCTCGCCAGCCGCCGCAGCCTTTCCGCCGGCGTAAGCGCGACAATATCGCGGAAATGACGGATCGCGACGCCCTCAGGCGCCTCGCGCTTCATCCGACCGCTCGTCAAAAGCAATGTCGTCGGCGGCCGCGGCGCGCCGCGCATCGACGTCGGACAATTTGCGCAAGATACGCTCGCGCGCGTCGTCCCCGGATTCTTCCGGCTTGGCGGTCGGCGAATAGCCGTAGTAGCGGTCGAGCCGATCGAGAATCTTCAACAGCCGGTCGATCGCGGCGAGTTCGCCATCGTTCACCTTCTCGATCAACCCTTCGATGATCGGCTCCAGTCGCGCGATCTGCTGCTTGGCGAAATCACCGGCCGCCATGGGCGACGCGTTCCGTACTTTCGCGCGGCCGGTCGCCGGCTTGGTTCGAACAGGCGCCTCGGCGCCGGCGGATCCGTTCGCCCCGCCTTTGGCGCGGCGTTGCTTGAGTGCGGCCGGCAT